CGAAAACCTTAATGGATGACCTCCATTTGAACTATCTGATTGATCAAATCGGTAAATACTGCCCTCACTAAGGGTTACTGTAGCTTGTCTTACACCGTCTATGTAATATTTGTTAGCACCAAGGTAGCTCGCAACAGTTACTGTGTACGTAGTTACAGATTCTGAAATTGTAACACTACCTACCGTTGAGGTGCCCGCTACTCCTGTAACATCAACAGGTAAAGTAGAAATGGTTCCAAGACTAGTTGTGCCTACAAAACCAGACACGTTGACAGATTCATCTTCATTTGGAACGGTAATAGAAACTGTACCAACCGCTGACGCTCCTTGAACACCGCTTACATTAGCAGTGTTACCAATAAAATCAGTTACTGTTATTGTTACGCTACCAACACCCGCCTCTGGTGCAAGTCGATTTGGTGGTGTAATCCCTTGAATAAAACGAAAACCAACAGGGTTAAAGCCATGTTGAATAGATCTTTCTTCTGATAAATTAGTTTCTGGTCTTGCGTCCCGTAAAGCTTGAGCATCAAAAACCTTTCTTCTAGGAAATAGTTGTGGATGCTTTGTTTCAAACTCATCTGGTCCTACAACCGCACCATTCCATTCTTTTCTTAAATCTTTATATCTATATCTAAATCCTGAGCGATCTGATATTCCGTAAGCTCTTTTACCACTAGCGTATTTTGACATCAGGTAGTCCTAAAATATTCAAACTGAGGAACAACATTAAATGATGCTCTATCTCTATCCTCAGTCATAGCTCTTTGAAATTCCTCTTCGTAAGCTGCTTTAAGTAATTGTATTCTTTCAGGTGCTTTTTTCATAGCAATATAATAAGCTAAACCTGCAGCAAGACAGGGGTAAAACCTAAACGGAACGTCTAAGGTATTTACCTGAGTGTCTGCATCATCAACTCTAGTCAACGCATCATAGTATATAACATCGGTGCTATTTTCTGGTACAGGCCATATTTTAAGGTTTGGCGTTATTTGCCTATCCAAAAAGAATTGATTTGTTCTACCCTCTGTAGTTTTATTAGGTATGGACAGATACGTGTCTCTGCTTATTCTTTCTACAGAAAAATCGGTGTTATCCCTTCTAACGACAACAGATAATACATCTATGATATCTGTACCTAAATCATATTCTCCATCTGATTTGATTAAAGAAAGCGTTCTTTGTTTGATAGTCCATTGATTTAAACCCCTATTAGCCCACTCTGCTAACATAAGATTAAGAGAGCGTCTTGCCGTTTTAAGATCATAACCAGTGCGAACCTCAAGCCCACAACGCTCAAATGCCTCTTCAATATACTCGACTACATCAAGTTCAAAATCTGTGCTATTAGATACCGCCATTATTTTTCCTCTTCTTCTGGCTCTGCGTACATATTATCAAAAATTTGATTTACGTCTAGGGTGTAGTCTAAATCTGATTTTGAATAGTGTATGTGATGAGAGGGTTTAAAATCAGGAGGACCTTCTCCTGTAACCCACCAAGCAGGATGTGTAACTCTAACTCTATTATTAGGTAAGGCCACTATGTTACCTGTATAAACATCTGCATCCAACAACTGTAAAACATGGCTTTGTTTGTGTTGTGCAGGGTCATCAGCTATTTCACTTTCTGTGTAGTCCACAGTAAATAAGTATTTAGCAGGAAAAAAATCACTTCCAATCTTAGCAATCCAAGGACAAGGTTGTGCCCTATTTATTTGATACACTGCGTGATGATGTGAGGCACAGTCCCAAGGTTGTGCTAAATATGTAGGCATAGGTTCAGGCCAACCTTCAAAGTCAAAATCACCCACCAAAGCTGTTATAGGCATTCTTGCCCACATAGCTCCACCATGCACATTTTCTTCAGAGCCTTCTTCCAAGCCAGTAAATATTACTTGAAAGCTTAAAGATCTGCACGGCATTGTTGTGACGGCCACAGCCATAGCGTGTAAAAATTCACCATGATATTTTTCGTGGTTGTGAGTATATTCCCTACGCACCCAACATTTAAAATGCGGAATATTACTTTGTAAATAAGCCATAGATCCTTTCTATTTTTTCATTTTTTTAACCGTACCACCTTTGGACATCATTTTCATTTTATCTTTTTTAACGGTACCACCCTTAGACATCATTTTAGGCTTATTATTTTTAATCATGCCACCCTTAGACATCATTTTAGGTTTGTTGTTTTTCTTAATCATGCCACCTTTAGACATCATCATGGGCTTATTTTTTTTAATCATACCGCCCTTAGATTTCATCTTTACAGTGCCACCCTTAGATTTCATTTTTTTGAAACCTGCGTTTCCTATATTAACTCTGGATCCTGCCATGTTACTTACTCCTGATTACTTTTTCTTAACCATGCCGCCACCGCGCATCTTCTTAACCATGCCACCGCCACGCATTTTCTTAGCCATGCCACCGCCACGCATTTTTTTAACCATGCCACCGCCACGCATGGCCTTAGTCATACCATTCTTTTTAATCATTCCACCACCCATTTTTTTAACAGGTTTTTTCTTCATCATTGCCATTTTTAAGTCTCCTATACAAAGTTTCTCTTAATTTAAAAATTTCATTAGTATTATAGTCTTCGCTGTAATTTTTATAATAACCTCTTTTTTTAAGTTTGTCTGCAGATTCATAAAGTTTTGTTAATCTTTGTACAAAGATAATTGCATACTCCTCTTCAACCAAAGCACTAAAATTATTATCCTCTACATATCCATTAGCTTCATCGTCTGGATGAAACCCCATTACCCAAATATCCTTATCTATAAACATACCATCTGATATAGCAACATTCATTAAATCTAAGTATTCGTGAAACTTTTTGGCTTCAAGCTCATACTTTTTATCTATTATTAAAACTATGTCTAAATGATTAGGGAACTGAGAAACAGTTGTGTATAAAACTTGTTTGTTGTCCGTGTCTTTAATTAGGCAATCTACACGATTATCTTCCCAAGCTTTTTCAGCATAAGGACAAGGCGGAAGACCATTAAAATAGTCTAAGGGTTTTTCAAGAGCGTGTTTAGACCAAGCCTTAATTTCTTGAAGATACTCATTGCTCATGTGCTTACAGACCCTTTCGTATGCTTTCTTCTATCAGCTAGTATAGCACCGCATCCTCTAGCAACCACACCGTCCTTTTTTTTACCTGTGTAGGGTCTTTTTGCTTTAGTAACCGCTATTTCACCACCACTTGCAGCAAATTTTACTTGCGCTTGTTTGGTGTTTTTAACGACGGTCTTCCCCTTTTTACCTTCATTCTTTTTTTTACGAGCGGTAGAGGCTCTTTCTTTTTGCGAAAGACTTTGAGCTTTAGCCCTTGGAAGACACCTGTCAGGATTCTTTTTATCCTTTGAAGTACCGCATTTACCTTTGATTTTGCCATCTGTACCTATCCTCACCCAGTCTTGTTTTAACCATTCTTTTAGTTCACCCAACTCTCTTCTCCTTATTCCTAAGGAACTCTTTTGCCCTTTTTGCAATTAATGCTTGTTGTTTTTTACCCGCTACTTTAGCTCTTTGTTCCAAAACTGTCAAAATTTGTATCTTTCTAGCAAAAGGTTTCTTAATTCTTTTAACTTTTTTTACAGTATCCTCTGCATCTTTTACAGTAGCATACTTAATACTTACCGTGTCTTTAGGGTTTTCATCAGTATATAACCTTCGCCCTGTGTTTTTAGGTTTTCTACCAGTGCCTATTTTAGGATCCTTTGACATTATCTACCTTTTCTCTTACCACCCTTAGCTTTTTTTGCATAGTTTGGATCTTTACAATATTTTGAGGCTGCTAAATTTGCGTAGGCAGAGGGATACGTGTCAAAAGTTCTTTTTGCCCACGCCTTACCTTCAGGACATATCTTACTACCTTTTGATTTTTTAGACGCTGCGCCACCTTTTCTAAAATAACTTAAACCTTTTGGCATTTTACTTCTAGATATTAACATCTCCACCTCTTTCTTGCTTGTCTTAATCTACTATTGGGATTTTTGGCTGCCTTTGGAAACTTTTTCATTTGGCCTGCGGATCTAGCGCAAAAAGACTTTCTTCTCGCCTTTTCAGATTTTGTAAGACCTTTTTTCTTTGTAACAGCCGTTTTAAGTTTTGAACCGGGGTTTTTTCTGCGGTAGGCTCTAACACCTGCCTCCGTCATTCCCGCTCCTTTTTCTGTGGGTCGGAAATTACGTTTGTTTCTTTTTGGCATCTTATCTTTTCTTGTTTTAGAAGCCATTTAATCCTCCAAAAAATAGAGCAAAAATAAGTATAACAATACAGAAATATTTCCCACCCTTTTTTGACAAGGGTGGGAATTGGAGAAAAACTCAATAATTCTAGCCATATTTTTTACGCAAGTAAAGAATTACAGTATAAGTGTCTGCACTGCTGTGACCAACAGTAGTAAACAATATGTCTCCAGTAACTCCTGTTCCCGCGTTATTTGTTAATCCACCAAAGCTTGTATAATCGTGATGACCACTCTGATTTTCACCTAATTCAATACAAAAAACGTCTGTATCAGCGTCAAAAAGTATTTGTACTTTCATACCAATACACTGCCACCACATTTTTTCAATGACAACGCCTGTACAAGCATCTCCGTCTGCACTAGCGTTTAAAGCACTAACATCAACCTTTTTAACAGCAGATTCACCAGATCCATCAGATATGTTGGTAAACTTCATTACAACTGTTTTAGGTCCATCAATTATTGTTTGTGAGGTAACTGCATCAGCCATTGATTACTCCTTTATCTCACCACGCAAAAGCATGGCTTTATATTCGGCACTCCCCTTTGGGGGGAGTGCTTTTTTGGAGTTAGATTTAGTAGTGACCCAAGCTTCGTTCTCAGGTGTATTTGGATCATCAGGAATAAATTTTCCCGCTTTAGTTCTGGCTCTTTTTCTTTCAGCCATCTAACCCTCCATTATCTGTTCTGTGCAGCAAACATATAGTCAATGTTCATTGATTTTGTTCCTGTTGCAGAACCTGAAAGTTCCATTGCTCCAAGAGCTAAGTTTTCGTCATCTGGAATGTTAGCAGTATGTGTAGCTACTAAGTTTCTATTTACAAAAAACTCTACACTTCCTGTTCCTTTAACATGAAAACCAAGTGTAACTGCAGTGCCACTTGCAATATCAACACCAGAATCTGTTGTTGTTGCAGTGCCGTCTTTTTCAGTCACACAATCAATATTGCTATCACCATCGTCTACTTGAAAAACAATTCTGTCCGCTGCGGTAAGCATAGCTTCCGGATTAGTTGCAAAGTTTACAGTTAAACCTACGCAAATATCCATTGCATCACCCTCAGCATCTGTTGGAGTCAGTTTGGTTTCAAACCAAATGTCTCTTCCTGAAGATACTGCAAAGATTTCATTACCTTGAATAGAAGCACCATCATTATCTGTTGTTGCTTGAGAGCTTAATGTGACCGCTCCGTTCACAACATCAGCAGCGATGGCTGCAGAGGCACTGGAATCTTTCACAACCGTCCAGTCGTTTGTACTGTCTAAAGTAACACCTGTAAAATCATCCATGTAAACTAGATAATCAGGGTTTTTGTCTATAGGGAGGTTTTCAAACCACTTTCTTTGACCGTCTTTTCCTGCGAAAAGTATTGGTCCGGTAAAATGTACAGCCATAATATCATCTCCTGTCTTGGCTATGTCAATCGCACCATGCGATTGTCAGAAGTTAATATGATTACTATACTAGAAAAAACAAAAGGCGACAAGTGTCGCCTTTCATTATTTTACTTAATTTAGAGTTAAGCTCCCGGTGTACCGAAAACACAACGCCAGTCAGAAACACCGAAAGAGTATCTTTCACGAGCTTTAAATCTCATGTTTCCTGTATCAAAATCACCTTCCATAGCTGTCTTTATAGCTGCTCTATTGAACATCTTAAAGCCATTTGGAGCGTCAGTTTTGATAAAAAAGGCATCAGTGTCCGTTAAGAAATGGTTAACGACTGCACCTTCAGGAAGCATACCCATGCTTCTGTTGGCGTTGATGTCGTTATCCGCTGTTCCTGAACGGAGGTTTGAGTTCATTACTCTTTCTGCAATAAACTGCAATTCTTTTGGAATAATTAACTTAGTTCCTCTAACTGCAATTTTAAGCCCTCTCTCATCAGTAAACCCCGCAATATCAATCAACATCTGCTCAAGAGAAGTCTCATTGAGGTCCGCTGCTGTAGCTAAGATATTGGTTTGAGTTCCTGATAAAGATGGGTGTGAAGCAGAACATAAAGCTTGCCCATCACCTATTGCGCTTGAACCTGCAGTAAAAGCATTATTAAGAATTGCTGCTGCTTTAATCTGCTTTGTCTGAGCCATAGAACGTGCTAGAGCCTTTGTATAACGTGAAGCTAGTCTATCATAAAGATTATCTTCAATAGCCTCCTCAGTTATAGAAAATGCTAAAGCAATAGTTTCATGCGTATACCTAGCTGTGTAGGTTTCTTGTGCATCGTCAAAACTAATTGATCCACCCTCTGTCTTAACAGGTGCAGTCGAGAAACCACCTAACATTACTTCCTCTTCAAAAGCTCTGTCTGATGTCTCCTCTTCAAAGATTTCAGCGTGTTCGTTTTCATAACGATCATACTCAAGCCCAAACAAGGCATTAAGGCCGGGTTCAAGCTCTTTCGCTAATTGTGCGCGAGATATAGCCATAGTCTAATCCCTCCTTATATTCCGGTTGATGTCGCAGTTGTCTGCGAATCAAACCTACTTGTTGGTGCATTGAAGTGAGCATTGAGTCGAACAATGAGCGGTATACCTGCTGCAGTAAAATCACTGTTAGCTTCGTCGTCCATTATTCCTACAATTCTCAACGGTAATGTGGCTGTTGTTGCAATAGAACTTACACTTAGTGCGCCATTAGCTCTACCTGTACTGGTTGAACCTGTACGTGCAGAGGTGCCTAATGAAGCGTTAGCAAAAACGGCTGTTAACGCAGTTGCACGGTCTGTAAGGGTTGCATCTGAAGCAACTTTAAAAAGTTGATTCGGATTGTCAGCTACAAGTGCTTTTACAGGAAAGTTTGTATCCACACTCACATTGTTTGAACCCGGCCAGTAATTATTAAAAACTACTTTTTTGGTTGAACTATCTACGTATTCTACGCCCATAAGAACACCTAACGCTTGCGTTGTACCACCACTGGTAGCACCTGCTTGATCAATTACCCCTGCTGAGGTAGGCACTACAATAGCACCATTGAACAAAGCGTTAGTATTGTCGGATGCAATCTCATACTGAGTTACCCCAGTAGTATTGGCTGCATTACCAACAAGCCCAATAGGACGAAGACCGAAGGCTGTTTCTTGATTTGCCATTTGAATTTATCTTCCTATATTGGGGTAGTCCTAGCCTTTATTTTTTTGGAGGACCACCGAAGGTTACACGAGATTGACGATCTGGTTTAGAAATCGTCATGGTTGAATGTGCATTCTCTCGCATCATATCGTAATCAACAGCTTCCATCTGGTCGTGACTCTTTGAAGAAAAGTAATCACTTCTTTCTTTGGCTGTCTCTACAGGAATGCGAGCAAGCATCAATCCCCCAACACCAAATACTCCTTCATATTTACCTGTGTCAATAACTGGGGCTTCAAAATCAGGATATTCGTCCTTACGAACCAATTCCCAACCCTCACGCATTTTAGCACTAATATTCTTAGTGTCATCAAATCCGCGAGTTTCTGCCCTTATCCAACGGTGTTGAAACCCGTCAGGTGCAGGTGGAGCGTCTAACATGGAGGGTGGAGCCCACGGCTTGCGTTTAGCCGTCTTCTCCCTAGTTTCATTTGCGCGAGAAGTTCTTTTAATTGGTTGATCAATATTTTCAATGCTCATAATTTCACTCCTTCACGTATTTCGCATATTCTTCTAGCGGCACACCCAATTTCTTTGCTATTGCAACTTGGCTAGGGGTGAGTCTAACCTTTTTCCCACTATTGCGCCCAGAATTTCTTGAGACACTAGCAACAGTCTGGACGGGTCTTCTACCAGTATCTTTAGCTGACAAATTAAACTTATCGTTAATTCGTCGATCTAACTCAGTATAATACTCATCGGTCTGCGGGTCAAACCCTTCTTCTTCGACAAGTCGTTTATGTATGCCAAAAGCAGCAAAAGTCATAGCTTCATCTTGCCCAAACCAGTGATTTTTGCTTGCCCACTCTTCCGCTTTAGGGTCAGGTCTTCTTACCTGTTGCTGTTGTGGTGCAGGCTGTTGGACATAATTTTGTTGTTGAGCAACCGCCCTTTGACGCTCTTGTTGCGCTTTTGCTTGATTTAACTGACTATTTTGCACGGCAAGCTCTGCAATTTGCTTATTTGCAACAACCGCTGCCTGCGAATCACCTATTTCCATCGCCTTAGCAAGATCTTTTTCTGCTTGTGCCATCTGACTTTTAACACGATTGTCATATTCATTGATATAACTCGTGTCTAAATTGTTTAATCTTGCTTTTAAGTTGTTTGATTCGTTTTGAACACTTTTTGCATAGTTTAATGCTTCTTGTTCTCTTCTTTCAGCCTCTCTCATCTTCTTTGTAAGAGAATTTATACGTTTTTGTGTGGCTGATTCAGCTTTTTTAAACTGATCTTCATCTGAGGTTTCGGTTACTACCTCACTAACGTCTTCTTTTTTCTCATCAGGTTTGACTTCGACCTCCACATCGTTTGATTCGTCTAATTCAAGCTCTATTTGTTTGTCTTCTGCCATTTATACCTCCTAAAAATGCAAAATATCGTCTGGATTTTGTATTTTAGCCAGAATTTCGTCATCATTGAGTATTCTGACCTCACCACCATCAATGTTAAAACGAGAACCTGCGTATCGGGCAAACATTACCCAGTCATTTTCTTTACACCAAGCCCCAAAAGGAAACTTTTCCTTATCTTGGTAGCAAAGTGTACCCATTTTTAACACATAACCGACTTGGGTAGACACTTGGTTCTGTTCTCTAACTTGATCTGGTAGATGAATACCACCTTCTGTCTTTCCCTTACCTCTATAAGGCAAAATCAACAGTCTCCAACCTGTAGGACTAGGCATTCTGTCCAACAAAGAGCCCTCTAAGGCTTCTGGATTAAGGTATCTCTCCTCTTGATAAGCATCTGAAAGGTTCGCAACAGCTTTTGGCGTAGCTGATGCTTTTATTGTAGCACTTTTATTCATCATTTTGCTCCTGTTTATTTAGCAGGCTCTTGAGTTCCTGTTCAACATAGTTAAGGGCATCCAAATTGCCCATGAGTTCGCGGTAATGTTCCATATTTTTTACATTGTTATACTGCAAAACGTCCTGAACAGTCCGTCTATGGTCATTTATAATCCTTAATACAGCTTCTGCAACAAAAATATCACTCATTTCTAAAAAAAATCCTATAAAATTGCATTTATATATGGGATTATGTAGAAAAATATAAAATAATCAAGTGGGTTTACTTAAAATTATTTCCTGACATAAAGGCATAGCAAAATAAACAATAGGATTTTCAGATAAATACTTAATTTGAATGTTACCTTTTTTAAAACACTGTAATTCAGTCTCATAAAAAGTCTCAGTATCCATCATTACATTACAAGTATTAGCAAGTGGAGTGGTGCAAACTAACACCATTGAAATCCACATTATGATTTTTTCTTACCGTTTTTTAATAAAGTTTTTAAAGTTTTAGCTTGACCTGCGTGAAGCTTTGAAGCCTTATTTAACCCTTTGACAACTTTTCGTACTTTTCTTTTATTTTGTGATTTAAGCATTTTCTTTCTCCACACTCATTTCTTTTTCTTGATCTGCATAAGATTTTGGCTCTTGACTTTTGTCCTTGTAACTGGCGGTAATTGTAAAGTTTACACTAAAACTACGTCTTTCACCCTTTGTTTTAAACGGATAAACACAATGATGTAAGTGAGAAGGAAAGACATAAAAGTCTCCGACCTGTGGTTTCATCAAACAATTTGATCCGGTGTGATTAGAGGCGTGTCCATAAACAAATTGTATGTGTCCATTAGCAGGATGATGATCTCTATAATCCTCCTTCCACTCATCCTCTATACCGTCAGGTAATTTTAAATACCCAACGCATGAAAGATATGTTCCCAAGTGAACATGAATTGGGTTATACTCATTTTCAAATTGTCTAACAAACCAACCACTAGCCACATCAATCCTATAATTAAAAATGTCAGGTTGTATGTTTCTTTTGCCACAAGAAGTATATAACTCGGCGTGGCTTTGGTATTTCATTAAAAAAGTACCCATTTCCCTTGCCCAAAGTTGATCAAGCTCCTTAGTAAATTTTAATTCTTGAGTTACCTTACCGACGAGATTGGGTGACCAGTCCTCCATATTCTCGTCCATGGCGTCATTAAGCTTACCCACAAAGCTAGGGGACATTTTTTTATATCCAATAACCGGACTAAAGGGTGCAAAGATTTCCTCTTCGTCTTTTGGTGTGTATATATTAGCCATGATTTTCCCTTTTTTTTATTGCATATTTAAGGCTGCTTCCAATGTTTCATCGTTTCTTCTGGTCCACCCCCTGCCAAAAGTAGAAAACGTAGATAAGGACTCATAAAACGCTTGTCTAATATTTCTATAATTCTTGATAGTAGTCTCTAATCCGTGATGTTCAATGTATTCATCCAAAGTTCTTAATGTATTCGGACCAATGCCTCCATCTGCTTCTGTACCAATCATAGATTGTAGTTTTTTAACAGCTCTGCCCACGCCACTATTCACACTCCAATCAAAAACAGCCAGATCCAGACCAGATGGTAAGTGGTCACATTTAGCCCGCCCCCAGTAATTCTTCTCATAAATAGGAGCTACGTCATCTACCGTGAGATCTCGCATATTTTTTGTGCCACCCCACTCTTGGTACACCCTTTTAGTCACACCAAGATTAGTCTCCCCTCCGGGGTCACGGGGGTGGTTTACGTATCCTCCTTCGTGGTGAAGAATCTTTTCTAAACATTTTTGAAAGTTTTCTTTCATTTTGTTAACCCTTTCTGCTTTTCATAAGTTCTAAGTCCTCCAATTCCGAGCATACCTCCGAGGACAGTAAGAAGTGTACCCATATCAAACTCTGGCAACTCTGGTATTTCTATACCAACTAATGCCACTACAAAAATAATAACTGGCTGAAGAACAAAGTGATAGCCAAAAGCAATCCCACAGATCCAACCAATGCAAGGACGCCACCCACCTTTAAACAGGCTTCCACTCGCTGCTTCTGCAGCATTAACCTTAATTTGAGCGAGGGCCAACTCTTGAGCGTGTTTTTCTGACATGGTTGCAATCTCATGGGATAACTTTCGTTTGAGATCTTGATCAGGTATTGCTTTATCTAGTATCTTAGATACTGGTTGTATAAGATTATCTAATAGCCCCATTATCCTCCCCTTTGTTTCCACGCTTGGCTAGTTGATTAAATCCAATAAAACTGCCGATTATTCCCATGTTGGATAATATCCAAATTTCGCCGATACCACTCAAGTGATCAATTCTATCTATAGGAACGACAGGTGTCATTAATACAATAATAAATACCGTTACCGTTATTGCAGAAAACCAAACCAAATGACGTTGCTGATCCTCTTTCTTGTCACGGTTCTCAAGCAAAATCATACGCTCTCTGCGCTCTAGTTCTTTATCGTCTACAATCCCGTCACCGTTTTTATCTAACAACTCCCATGTAGAACCTTTTTGTAATTTTTTTTGTGTCATTTTCTTAGCATGGCTCCATAACCTCGTAAGGCAGCCCCCACTCCCTTTGGCTTTTTTTTCTTTTTAACTTCACCACCACTTTTAAATTTTTTCCTTAAATTTTTTTCTTCTTTTTTTCTAAAATCTTCTTTTTTAGAATCAATTGGTTTTTGTTTTTTTCTTTTTTTTCTTAGATAGTCAATATCCGTTCCTTTAAACTCAAAATTAGTTTTTTCTTGAGATTTTATGTTTCCCGGATCTCCCCCTGTTCTTGGTATAGGTTTTCCCGAAACTCTTTTTACAATAGTTTTTACTTCCCTATTTGGTCCTTTATTTGGAAATTTACTTGTTGATCCATCCAGATTATCAACCTCAACAAAGTCAGGATAATAAAATATTTTTGAACCCTCTGGAACTTCCTCTCCATCACCTTTTCGGCTAACAAGTTCTTTCATCTTGTCTTCACTGTAAATTTTTCGAGCCATTCTAAATCTCCTTTACTATTGAGAGTCCACCCAACCATCCTCTATGGTAAAACTCTACTGTATCAGATTTTTTTCTTTGATCAAACAAATACCAACACACATTGTCCTTACCTGTATGGGGTGTTTCTGGAAACCATTTTACTCTACCGACACTTTGTATTTTTTGGCAATAAGGTAAGTATTCTATGGCTTGTATCGTGTGCATCCAATCTGCATAGAACAATAACCAACTAGGTCTAATGGCAGATAAGTGCATAATCGTATCGTGTAATACCTCCCTTGACCAAGGCGGGTTTGTAATAATTAAATCTGTATCTACACCTATTTCTTTTAAGGTTAAGTCAAATACATTAGCTTGTTTTATATCTTCTCTTTGTGGATGAATATCGGAACGCCACTTACATTTTAAATCAGAAAACTGATCCATAGCATTTATAAGTGAACCGTTGCCCGCCATTGGTTCGGCATAAGAAATATAACCCTCTAAATGAGGTAACAAAGGTTCTAACGCTTTTGCAGGCGTTGGATAAAAATCCTTATCTATCCTGCCAAACTCTGATCTTTTTCCCATTATTGTATAAATAACCATTTTGGAGGAAAAAGTATAGTCCAATAAAAAGCAGACAGCACAATAATGTACAATAAGAGGTCTTCAATTTCCATCTTGTTGTTTTTTCAACCATATTGCAAAGAAGATTAGTCCTACAAGAGAACATATTAAGATAACGACAAAAAGACCTTCAATCATTCTTTGTTTAAGTTCTTGTCTCTTGTAAATAAGCTCTTGTCTTTTTTTACGAATAGTACCCTCCATCTTCAACAAATCGTCCCAAGCCTTTACACCAAACTTAAATTTAACGTACTGTTGCAACTCATATCTTTGTTTTTCAAGGGTTTTTTGTGCAACCAAAGACTTCATGGCAGCTTCTTCTACCGTATCACCGCTCAACATCTTTTTATAAAAAGGTGGGTTTTTGCAAGTCTTAACTGCATTGTCTATGTCACTGGAGGCATTCATCCATCTTGACAGATCACCGCTCATCTGTTCAATGTCCCGCCCCATAGCAAATGCTTTTTTTATATTGTTAAAAGCTGCTGTACTTAGGCTTACAGCCGTTGCAATACTAGCGGGATCCAACATTAGAATATTCCTTTAAACTTCTGAGGTCTAGCAATCTTGCTGAACCCCTGTACAACTCCTCCCTTACTTTTTTTGTTTGCGGTTGATAAAGCTATAGCCACAGCCTGATTTTGAGGATACCCCTCGTCTCTAAGCTTGCTTATGTTCTTACTTATTGTTTTCTGACTAGAACCTTTTTTTAAAGGCATTTATGAACAACCGTGGTAATTACCACCCTTGATGGCTGCCCCCATACCTCTAACCGTCATAGTCGTTAGCTTAGTAGGAACTTGTACCTCTTTAGCCTCGCCATAAGGTATGGTGCCCTGACCCTTGATTTCTGCAGACATTGTTGCCTTTGGTGCAGGACCGGGTGTGTTTGTAACTATTTTAACTTTTCTAGCCATGCTATTTACCTCTCTGCTTTAACAGTTCTCTTTCCATTGCGCTTTGGATCCTAGCGTCGGTCTGGGCTTCCTGACTGGCTAACCTCTTATTAAACTGATCTGCTCTAATCTGTTGATTTTGTGCTTCCAGTTGTAGTTTAGCCCTGTCTGTGTTTGCCTCATTCTGTTCAGACTGTGCCCGAATCTGTAGCTCTTGCTCTTTTAGTTTTACCAGAGGATCAGGTCCTTGACCAGATATTTGTCCAGATAGTTGCTTAACCTGTTGCATACCTTGTGCCACCAACTGAGCCACCATAGCCTGAAACTGCATTTCCTGACCTTCTGCAGGCATAGGTCCTGCCTGTGCCATCTGAGCCTTAGCTTGTTCCTCGGCTTGTATCTTGACGTGTTCCAAAACGTGCTTTTGTAGTGTAGCTGCCACAGGTGGTACAGAGGCCACCATCGGTGTACTACCAAAGATCAGATGCGCCTGTATATGTGCCTGATGGTTCTGACCCTCAAACGCCTTGAGTGTCATCATCTCCATGGCATTTATGTTTTCCTGTGCAGGGTCCAAGGGGCGCGGTTCCTCATCTGGCATAGATTTTAAAAGCCTGTCTACATCCGAAACACCTATCGCTTC